GCTAATGGGGAGATCAAACGGCTAATTATCAACATGCCACCTCGTCATACGAAGTCCGAATTTGCGTCATACCTGTTGCCCGCGTGGTTTTTGGGGAAGTTCCCGGGTAAGAAGGTTATCCAGACGTCTCACACAGCTGAATTGGCGGTGGGGTTTGGTCGTAAAGTACGTAACTTAGTGGATTCTGAAAAGTATCATGACATATTTCCGGACGTTGCACTACAATCTGACTCTAAAGCTGCTGGCCGGTGGGCGACTAACCACGGCGGAGACTATTTTGCGATTGGTATTGGTGGTGCAGTTACGGGTAAAGGTGCTGATATCCTCATTATTGACGACCCTCACTCAGAACAAGAAGCGGCATTAAGCGAAACTAACCCAGAAATCTACGACAAGACATACGAGTGGTACACATCTGGTCCTCGGCAACGGTTGCAACCGGGCGGGGCTATTGTAATCGTGATGACGCGGTGGTCTAAGAAGGATTTAACGGGCCAAGTTGTCAAGTCTGCGATGCAACGTAGTGGCGAAGAGTGGGAAGTGATCGAGTTCCCTGCAATTTTACCCTCTGGCAACCCACTTTGGCCTCAATTCTGGTCAATTGGCGAGTTAACTGCGCTAAAAGACGAGCTTCCGGTAGGCAAATGGATGGCTCAGTACATGCAGCAGCCAACTTCCGAGGTTTCTGCGATTATTAAACGGGAATGGTGGAAATATTGGGAGAAAGACAACCCTCCTAGCTGTGAATTCATCATTCAGTCGTGGGATACGGCATTCTTAAAGACACAACGGGCCGACTATAGCGCGTGTACTACGTGGGGCGTGTTCTATAAGGACGACGACACGGGTAAACCACAGGCGAATATCATCTTACTCAACGCATTTAAGGCACGGATGGAGTTTCCGGAGCTCAAGATGCGGGCTAAGGAACAATACCAGGACTGGGAACCGGATTCCTTGATAGTCGAGGCTAAAGCGTCAGGCTCACCACTGATTTTTGAACTTAGGGCTATGGGTATACCAGTGCAGGACTTCACTCCAAGCAAGGGAAATGACAAGATTTCACGGTTAAACTCGATTGCCGACATCTTTGCGTCAGGCCGAGTATGGGTTCCGGAGACTAGATGGGCTGAGGAGCTAGTAGAAGAAGTGGCTTCGTTCCCGTCAGGCGAACACGATGACTTAGTGGACTCGATGACTGGCGCCATTATGCGGTTCCGCAAGGGTGGGTTCTTGACACTAGACACAGATTACGAAGAAGAGTACGACACGTACCAGCGATTTAGCAAACAAAAGTTCTACGCAATGTAGGGAGTTAAAATGAGCATACGACCAATGTACGAGACACAGTTTGATTTAGAGAACGAAGGCAGCGCGAAGTCACGGATAGAATCCGCGTTTAAGTGCGTGTTGCATAAGTTACCTATGACCTACTCTGCAGACTGGGTAGCCACTAGGAATAACGAGATTGTTGCAGTGCTTGAGTATAAGAAAAGGACGTGCGAGAAGGATAAGTTTCCAACAACGTTCGTATTTGTAGATAAGTGGATGAATGGACAGCGATTATCAGATACAATGGGCGTTCCATTTTTCCTTTTAATTGAGTGGACAGATGGGTTATACTGGCATCAAGTAGGAAAGACCCCAGTTACATTTAAAGTAAGTGGAAGAACGGATCGTGGAGACCCGCAAGATATTCAGCCGGCGGTACATATACCGGTGACGGCGTTCACTAAAGTAAACTAAAGGACACATTATGGCAGGCGACATAGACAAAGGGCTGTATTCAGCTCCACAAGGATTAGAGGAATTGGCAAACGCATTGCCAGAGCCTGATATTGAGATTGCAATTGAAGACCCAGAAAGCGTAGAGATTAGCGCTGATGGTATGACGGTAATAATCGAGCCAGAGAGCGAATACGACGACGAGTTCAACGCCAACTTAGCAGAAGAGATGGACGCAGGTGAGTTGACTGAGTTAGCTGGTGATTTGCTAGGTGACTACGAGACTGACGTTGATTCACGTAAAGACTGGTTAAATACGTACGTTGATGGTATCGAGTTGCTCGGTATGAAGATAGAAGACCGTACTGAACCGTGGCCAGGCGCGTGTGCTGTGTTCCACCCGATACTGTCAGAGGCGCTAGTTAAGTTCCAGGCCGAAACGATGATGGAGACGTTCCCAGCGATGGGGCCAGTTAAGACACAGATAATTGGTAAACAGACTCCAGAGAAAGAAGCAGCGTCTGAGCGAGTACGTGACGACATGAACTTCCAGTTGACTGAGGCGATGCCTGAGTACCGCCCTGAGCATGAGCGCATGTTGTGGGGCTTGGGTCTATCAGGTAACGCGTTCAAGAAAGTGTACTACGACCCATCCCTAGAGCGCCAAGTATCCTTGTTTGTCCCAGCAGAAGACATCGTCGTTCCATACGGCGCGTCATCTCTACAAACAGCGCCACGCGTGACACACGTTATGCGCAAGACAGAGAATGAACTACGCCGACTACAAGTGGCTGGGTTCTACCGTGACATTGACCTAGGTGAGCCATCACACGACATCGAGGAAGTAGAGAAGAAGATAGCGGAGAAGATGGGCTTCAACGCCACAATGGACGACCGCTATAAGTTGTTAGAGATGCACGTTGACTTAGACCTGCCAGGTTATGAGGACTTAGATGACGATGGCGAGCCTACAGGCATTGCCCTACCGTACGTAGTTACCCTAGAGCGTAGCACAGGTGAGGTGTTAGCTATCCGTCGTAACTGGGACCCAGACGACAAGACTAAACAGAAACGTCAGCACTTCGTGCACTACAGCTACATTCCAGGATTTGGCTTCTACGCGTTTGGTTTGATTCACTTGATCGGCGCATCTGCTAAGTCAGGTACGATGTTACTACGTCAGTTGGTAGACGCTGGTACGCTAAGCAACCTACCTGGTGGCTTCAAGACTCGTGGCCTACGCATCAAGGGCGACGATACACCAATCGCTCCAGCTGAGTTCCGTGACGTAGACGTACCGTCAGGCGCTATCCGTGACAACATAATGGCATTACCGTACAAAGAACCTTCACAAGTATTAGCTGGCTTAATGGACAAAATCATCAACGACGCCAAGGCATTCGCTAACGCAGCGGATATGCAAGTGTCTGACATGTCAGCAAACAGCCCAGTTGGTACAACGCTAGCTATATTAGAGCGTACATTGAAAGTGATGTCAGCGGTTCAAGCCCGTGTTCACTACGCAATGAAACAAGAGTTTAAGTTAATTGCTGGCATAATCCGTGACTACACTCCTGATGACTACAGCTATGAGCCAGTAGAAGGTAGCCCACGCGCTAAACAATCCGACTACGACTGCTGTGAAGTAATTCCAGTATCAGACCCTAACGCAGCAACAATGAGTCAGAAAGTGGTGCAGTACCAAGCTGTTATGCAGATGGCGCAGCAAAACCCACAGATATATGACTTAGTAGAATTAAACAAGCAAATGTTAGAAGTTTTAGGTATTAAGAACATTGGTAAGTTGATTCCTGCAGCTGAGGATGAGAAACCGAAAGACCCAGTAACCGAGAATATGAACGTCATCAACGGTAAACCAGTCAAAGCGTTCCTATACCAAGACCACCAAGCACACATCCAGGTGCATATGGCTGCTATGCAAGACCCAAAAATACAGCAAATGATTGGTCAAAACCCGCAAGCACAGGCTATTCAAGCCGCATCTATGGCCCACATCAACGAGCATATTGCCTTTGAGTACCGCCGTCAGATAGAAGAACAGCTAGGTGTAACCCTACCAGACCCAGAGCAACAACTTCCAGAAGAAGCCGAAGCTCAACTAGCCCCATTAATTGCCCAAGCAGCACAGCAATTACTAGCTAAAAATCAAGGTGAAGCACAGCAGCAACAAGCACAGCAACAAGCTCAAGACCCGCTAATTCAAATGCAGCAGCAAGAGCTACAAATCAAGCAGCAAGAAGCTCAAGCTAAAGCGCAAAAAATGATGGCCGATTCGCAAATCGATCAAGCAAGACTAGAGATTGAGAAGATGCGCATTGAGTCACAAGAACGCATTGCTGGCGCACAACTTGGGGCTAAAGCTGAATTAGATAAGAGCAAACTAACGGCAGAACAAATGATTAAAGGTGCTCAACTAGGTATGAAAGCTGTATCTGAGCAACGTAATCGTGAAGTTCAGTCAGAGCAAATTTCCGCACAACGGGAACAAGCTGATAAACAACATAAGTTAAGCATGAACCAACTTATGAGGCAGTCTTCCCAGAAGTCGGATAAACCTAAAGAGGAATAACAATGAGTGAATCGCTAGAGTATTTGATGTCACAAATCGAAGAACGGCGCAAAGCAATTATCGAATCCCTTGGCGATGGTGCCGCTAAGGATTTCGGTGCCTATCAACAATCTGTCGGTATGGTTCGAGGTCTACTTACCGCGCAGTCTTTAATCTCAGACCTCGCAAAAAAACTGGAGAATTACGATGAGTAAACTAGACCTGAGTCAAGCAATTGACTTAACAGGTATTGCGGCGGAAGCACCCACGCCAGAACCAAAGGCATCACAACTGCCTGAACCAAAAGGCTATCGAATCTTATGTGCTGTACCCGATGCAGATGATAAATACGAAAGTGGTATTGTCAAAGCGTCTGATACTAAACGTATTGAGGAAAATGGCACCGTAGTATTGTTCGTGCTAAAAATGGGCGACCTTTGCTACAAAGAAGAAGCGAAGTTCCCTACAGGTGCGTGGTGTAAAGAAGGCGACTTTGTCCTTACCCGTGCATACGCAGGTACTCGTTTTAAAATCCACGGAAGAGAATTCCGCATAATCAACGATGATACTGTCGAGGGTGTAGTAGATGACCCACGCGGTTATACTCGCGCTTAGGAGATAGATATGGCTGCAAAACCAGAGTTTGACGACGACTTTGAATTTCCGGATGAAAAGGAAGTTTCTACAGTTGATACTAGAGAAGAAGTAAGCATTACACTGGAAGAGGATAATACCGAAGTAGAAATCGATATTATCGATGATACTCCTCCACAAGACCGTGACCGTAAGCCGCTCCCAAAAGAGATAGTTGAAGAGCTAGAGAAAGACGATTTAACCGACTACTCAGACCGTGTAAAAGAACGGATGGCGCAGTTACGTAAGGTATATCACGATGAACGCAGGGATAAAGAAGCTGCTGCACGTGAACGCGAAGAAGCTATTCGCTATGCCCAATCGATCCAAGAAGAGAACAAACGACTAAAATCGAATCTAACTTCTGGTGAACAAACCTATATTGAGATTGCTAGGAAGTCTGCTGAGCAAGAAATGAATATGGCTAAGCGCGATTACCGCGAAGCGTATGATAGAGGCGAGACAGATAGCATTATTGATGCGCAACAACGCATGAATGAAGCCCAATATAAACTGACACAAATGCAAAATTATCGTCCGCAATACGATAGTGCTTTACAAGCGGAAGAAAATGATGTATATATACAACCTGAACGACCCCAAGTAGCCAAACCCGACCGTAAAGCTCTTGCCTGGCAAGATAAGAACAGTTGGTTTGGACAAGATGAAGAAATGACTAGCCTCGCTTTGGGGTTGCATGAGAAGCTAGTAAGGGCAGGTACTAACCCTACTTCAGAAGAGTATTACACCACCATCGATAAAACGATGCGCAAACGATTCCCAGAATATTTCGGGGATGATTCGCTGGACGTGGAAACACCCGCCCAACGCAAAAAACCGTCAACCGTTGTAGCCTCGGCCACGCGTAGTACCGCGCCTAAAAAAGTACACTTGACTAAAACTCAATTAGCTTTAGCTAAAAAGTTTAATCTAACACCCGAGCAATATGCACGTGAGACACTTAAATTGGAGAACAGATAATGACTGATACTAGACAAAACCGAGACTTAGAAACCCGCGAAACCTTTCAACGTCAGGCGCAATGGGCACCAGCTGCTTTATTGCCTGAAATAAACAAGGAGCCTGGATGGGCGTATCGTTGGATTCGTACAAGTATGGCTGGTCAAGCTGACGCCACGAATGTATCTTCAAAAATGCGAGAAGGTTGGGAACCCGTCAAATTGTCGGAGCATCCTGAACTAAGGTTATTCACAGATAAAGACAGCCGCATTCCAGATTCAGTGGAAGTTGGTGGTCTGATGCTATGTAAGACACCAGAAGAGTTTGTTAACCAACGTTCTGCTTATTTCAATAATCAGACACAGTCTCAGACTGAAGCGGTGGATAACAGCTTTATGAAAGAGAATGATGCACGTATGCCCCTATTTAAGGAAAAGCGTACCACTACCTCATTCGGTAAAGGTAAATAATTAAGGAGATTTAATATGGCTACTACTGCAGCCCCATACGGTCTTCGTCCTATCAACTTGATTGGTGGTCAGCAATTTGCTGGCTCAACACGTCAACTAGCAATTGCTAGCGGTTATGCTGCTAACATTTTCTACGGTGATGTTGTTGCAATTGGTGTAGACGGAACTATCGTAAAAGTAACAAACGTAGGTACAAACGCGGATCCATTCCCAGCTGGTACAGTTGGTGTGTTCTTAGGTTGTTCATACACAAGCCCATCACTAGGCTATTTCTTGCAAGCACAATACTGGCCTACTGGTACTGTTTCTTCAGATGCTACAGCTTATGTATGTGATGATCCAGATGCATTGTTCCAAATCCAAGCAGATGCTGCTGTGACTCAAACAATGCTAGGTTCTAACTTTGGCGTGAATCAAACAGCAGGTTCTACAACTACTGGCGATTCAAAAATATCATTAGACGTGGCCACCCGTGCTACAACAAATACTATCGCTTTGCGTTTAGTAGATTTTGTAGATGGTCCATTCTCTACTGTTGGTGATGCGTTCACAGACTGCATCGTTAAATTTAACTTTGGTATCCATACGTATTACAATGGTACCGGTGTAGCTGACTAAGGAGAAATATAAATGGCTATTTCACGCGCACAGCTCCTTAAAGAGCTATTACCAGGTCTGAACGCTTTGTTCGGTTTGGAATACAAACGTTATGGTGAAGAACATCAAGAGATTTACGAAACTGAATCTTCTGAGCGTTCCTTCGAAGAAGAAACAAAATTGTCTGGCTTCTCAGCAGCTCCTGTTAAAAACGAAGGTAACTCTATCGCTTATGACAATGCTCAAGAAGCTTGGACAGCTCGCTACACACACGAAACTATCGCTTTAGGCTTCAGCTTGACTGAAGAAGCAGTAGAAGATAACTTGTATGACACTTTATCTGCTCGCTACACTAAAGCATTAGCTCGTGGTATGGCTTACACAAAACAAGTTAAAGCAGCTAACGTATTGAACAACGGTTTCAACACCAGCGGTTCATACAACGGCGGCGACGGTGTGCCACTATTCAGTGCATCTCACCCACTTGTTACTGGCGGTACAAACAGCAACATTCCAACCACTCCAGCAGACTTGAACGAAACTTCATTGGAAAATGCAGTTATTCAAATCGCCGCTTGGACTGACGAACGTGGCCTATTGATCGCTGCTAAACCTCGTAAATTGGTTGTTCCACCAGCATTGCAATTCGTTGCAACTCGCTTGTTGGAAACTGAACTACGTACTGGCACTGCTGACAATGACATCAACGCATTGAAAAACAACGGTTCAATCCCAGAAGGTTACGCAATTAACCACTTCTTGACTGACTCAAATGCTTGGTTCTTGACAACAGACGTACCTAACGGTATGAAACACTTTGTACGTACTCCATTAGCAACATCAATGGATGGCGACTTCGACACTGGTAACGTTCGTTATAAAGCACGTGAGCGTTATTCATTCGGTTGGTCTGATCCATTAGGTATGTACGGTTCAGCTGGCGCGTAATAAACGCTAGGTAAGATAAGAGGGCTACTGGGGATTCTCGGTGGCCCTTTTTATATCGGAGAAGATGCTCTAATGGTAGGGCAGCGGACTGTAAATCCGTGGCTTCGGCAAGTAGGTTCGATTCCTACCTTCTCCACCAAATTCATGATATTACGTATTGTAACGTGTATAAAAAAGAACATAATTCGTACATATACACACGATGTGTATAAAAAACAGGAGAATTTGAACATGTGGACCTCACCATCAGCAACAGAAATGCGTTTCGGTTTTGAAGTAACTATGTACGTAATGAACAAATAGTCTAAACATTTGTTTAAACATAGGCGGTTAAGCCGACATTAGAGGATGTAGTAAGTAACGAGTTTTTCGGCTTTCTGCGTTACATGTAACAACTACCAAATCTACGCCTACCTTTCTGTAATTAGGCCTTCTTTTAATTTACGTTCTTCGTGATGGTGTTTGCGGTGACAATTAGCGCATAGCACTATGCATTTGGCTTCTATTTCTTCGCGGGCTATCTTATAAGCTCCGTTCTGAACTAATTCACTTATCTTTCTATTGGCGGGATCGGGTACTACGTGGTGGAAGTCTAATGCTGCCGGGTGGTTTTCACCGCAGTTTGCACACGCTAACGTGGCTTTATAGTTTTCCCATTGGATTCTTTTCTTTATCTTACCTAACCTAATTCGTTCTATCTGAGCTGGCTTATTACTGTCGTAGTGCTTCTTAGAATATAGCTTTGCTTTTGCCTTGCGAACTTCTAGGTCTTTGTAGGGCATAAATACTCCACGAATCTGTTGACACCAAAACAATAACATAGTATAAAGACTGTATCAACCGGGAATATTAAATCCGGCCCATTAGACTGCCCCGGCGGACGCATACAAGACTAATGAGCTTACTTTGTATGGAGAAATTCAAATGGCAAGAACTACTTTTTCAGGCCCAGTGCGGGCTGGTTATCGCGGCGGAGACGCAAGCGCACAACAACCTTTAACACCTACCACTATTAATACTGGTAATGTAATTCCAGCCGATTCTGGTACGGCAACTTCTGGCTTCTATTCTCGTGTAATGCCAACTACAGGTTTTGGTTCAAGCGATTACGCAACTCCTGGCGAAGCTTTTTCTATATTTGGACGTGTTCAGTGTGGCGCTCCTTTCTCTGTAGCTCCTTCTACTACTTTCAACCACATGGCTGGCACAGTAGGTGAGTTTGCAGTTATTGGTACTTATGCTAACTTTGGTCTAATGGCTGGTGTAATGGGTATTATTAATACAAATACTCTGTCAGGCGATGCTGCTGTTATGGCGTTTATGGATGGCGATTCTGGTGTAACTACTTGCCGTTCAGCGTTTGGTGTTGCGATGGCTCAAACTACTGCTGGTTCTGGTTTTGACTATGGTATTGACTTAAAGATGCAAGACCCCGTTCTTGATGCTGGTGGTCCTTCTGGCGTTATTCCTTACAAAACAGCTGAAATTCGTTTGGCTAATGACGGTGCTGCGGCTCCTGTTGTTATTAAAGTAGGTAACTTTACAGACGGTGCGGCATCAGGTGTAGGTAAAGGTTCATTAGGTATTGACTCTACTGACGGTTTGTTATTTATCTCCGATAACTCAGGTAATTGGCAACAAGTAACTGTTTAATGCTAAATCACAGAGACCCAGAGGTTCAACTTATGCTTGGACTTCTAGAAGGACAAAGAGATTATGCTATGGGTACAGCAGCTACACTAGCTAAAGAAAATGCAGAGTTAAAAGCCCGCATTGTTGAGCTAGAAGCTGCACCCCAGACAATCTAAGGAGATTAATTATGGGTATGCAAACCGATGTAAAAGCAACGCATCTTACGGCTGACGGAGTAATATCAGCTAATCCAGCTCGTTTAAAAGCTATTTCATATCGTGGCAACGGTACTGATGGAAACGTGTCAATTAAAAATGGTGGCGCATCAGGAACTACATTATTAGAACTTGATGTAGGTACGAGTGATTCATTTACTATTTATGTATTATTACCTGGCGAAGGCATTCGTTTTGATAC